GTGCAACTTTGCCTGTCACGAGGTCCTCATCAGGACCTTCTACGACCGAAAGATCGTAGCAACGGTTTCGTTTGCAAAACCGTAGTCCTCTCACGGGAGGACTCTTGACGATCGAGTCTTGCTCGATCGGGATACATCCAGAACTTTGTGTTCTGGACGAACCTCAAGCCACGACGCTCGAGGAACAGAATCGCAACTGCACGTTCCGATTCATGGACCAAGTGTAATATAGGCTTGGTCATAGGGTTTCCCATCATGAAACCCTCGCGTATCGACCCATTCCAATTTACGGAGTCGATAATCTCGTCGGGACCTATCATCCGGCGAGCAAGTACCTCAGTTACTGGCTGAGGTTCAACGACTGTGAGCAATATCAGTCGTGCATAATCACGTGGAAAACCCACGTAATCAAAGAACGTCCTTAAATGGACGTATCCTACAGACTTGCATATAAAGTCTGTTGATTCCGTCCAGTCCTTAAAGACGTGACGGATTTCTCGACGAACTTTGCCCGTCGAGCCATCATAGATGAAGCCTGATTCATCTGATAAAGAGGAGATCCGTTTTTGGTGTCTCCACTCATGGCCACTTTCTAAGAGGCCAGCACGATGCTCAGGGAGCATCGCGAGAGTACCTTGGGCTAGTTTGGCCCCAGGCGTTAAAAACCATGCCAAGGTTGCATGGCTTTTTGTCAGATTCCGTTCTTTTCCGGGCTCTGAAATATGAACGATTTTTGCGTTCATAATCGGAGGTTCATACTTGACACCCCGATCATAAAAGGGATGATAATCCCTTTTATCCCACCGGTCTCGTACGATCCAGTGGTTCAGGAACAGTTGATAGCTGATCCAGAATAGGTAACGGCTTATATCCGTTGCCTCGTCGTGTTCCTTTGGAACTACGATAAACTCACGAATATCGTGAGTTTCCAAATCCCTTACCGGGATTTGCCAGCCCTCAGCTTTTGCGAGAGCTAATAGAAGCCTTGCGTCTTCTAGTTTACCTCCGTCTTTGACGTAGGTATCATACGATGCCGTACCTTTAATCGGCATCTCGATTCGGGACATAGCGTCCTCGAATTTAGACTGTTCCTCGCGTGGAGCAGTCTGGACCCTCTCACTTGAGAGGATCAAAGGTGGTATACCACCTCCGTGAAGTCTTTGCCTCACGGCTAGCGCCTGAAGATGACTCATCTCAGGCTCAACTGTAACCGTTTCTCGGTTTACAGTATTGCGGAAGGATTGCCTTCTGCATTCGGCTATTGCGTCTGGCAAATAGCCCATCCCGCGCGTTTGCGCGAGAGTAGTCGCTCGGAATACCCATGCCGGCGACAAAGTGTAGTCAGAACCAGATCCTGACCACATCCCGTCTACGAAGGATTGTAACCTCCGTAGCTCAGTTCCGAAGAAAGCCCCAAAGCTCTTCGAAGTCGGACGCCATGAGAACATGGCATACCGGTCCTCCCTCACTTCTTTGTGAAAGGAGGCTTTCACGAGACCACAAAAGGCCTTCGTGTCAACGTAGAATCCCTCTGTTGGTTCTACGAGTAATCCGCCCGCATTGTAAACGAGCGGAGATCCGTACTCATCCAAGAGTGCGGAAAAGGCCCACGCAGTATGTTTTGCGAGGGGCGTATACCCTTCAATCTCTGGACTGAAGGCAATCATCTTCTTTACTAGAAGACTGTTTATTGTATGCATAGCCTGCATTACAATATGTTTCAGCTTCCTGGTACCCAGGGAGCCGGCAAGCTTGCGAACCTTATTTCGCAAGCCATACTGTTTCTGAAACTTTCGGAACCAGTAGAGACAATCCAAGACAGATAGGATTGTCTTATCAGTGACATGGCCCCAGCCAGTCACAAGCGTCTTATCCCGGAGAGGACCGGAATAAGAATTGTCAAACACTCCTGTGGATGTCTGACAGAACATGACCTCAGCGGGGTCAATGTTTTGGGCCGGTTCCGCATCTGCTACGGTACCAGTCAAATTCCGGTTTAAAGCTCGAACATAAACCAGAAAACAGAGTGGCTGCATTGAGCCATTCTCAAGAGCTACCTCCATACAGGGGCAGTTCAGTCTCAGACGCTCTTGTTTTCGGCGTCTGTCAGCTCCTATATACATACAGGAGCGTAAAGGACAGTAAACACTGTCCTTCTCCCCGGCTTCAAAGCCGTGGAAATATCCTTCTGAATTAGTATCATCCAGGAGGTACTGTTGGTCAACTGTTGTGGCCAACGGAACCGTATGTGTATGTATCACATAACGGGAATAGGAGGAGGAAAATTTCCTACCTCCATGCGCTGAAAGAGCCGATAACGACTCTTCATGTGTAGATGGGTCGGACCCGATCCCATCGGAGCTAGAGAATGCTGACATTCTCGG